GACGACATCCGCAAACGTGTGCTTCGGGGAGAGCGCATCACGCTCTGACCCGAAAGGAAGGAGAGGTATGAAAACCAATATGAGTAAGCTCTATCAGGCGATGGCGGCAATGATGATGCTGCAGATGTTTGCCGATCCCAACACCAACGTGACCACCGACACCGGTATGTCGGTGGAGAACAAGACGTTTTACGATAAGGAACTCATCCGCACGGCGGGGCCCCAGCTGGTACATGACCAGTTCGCCCAGAAGCGCCCCATCCCCAAGAATGGCGGCCAGTCTGTGGAGTTCCGTCAGTTCGGCGACCTGCCCAAGGCGCTGACCCCGCTGACCGAAGGCGTGACCCCCAACGGCAAGAAGCTGAGTGCCACCGCCAAGACGGCCACCGTCAGCCAGTACGGCGACTATGTGACCATCTCCGATAAGCTGGATCTGACGGCCATCGACCCCGTGGCGCTGGAGGCCGTGGACGTCATCGGCAAGCAGATGGGCCTGACGCTGGACACCGTGACCCGTAATAAGCTCCATCAGGGCCTGCAGGTCATGTATGCGCCGCTGCGCAGCTCCGCCGGTGCGGAGACGGAGGTGTCCAGCCGCTCCAAACTGGATAAGTCTGCCGTGCTGACTGTGAAGCTGGTGCAGCAGGCCCGCACGGAGCTGAAGGCCATGAACGTGCCCACGTTCGATGACGGCTGTTATGTGATGATCATTCATCCCTATTCGGCCTATGACCTGAAGCGCGACCCTGAGTGGCGTAAGCCCCATGAGTATGCGGACACCCGCCAGCTG